CGGCAGTATACCACCATTCGACGGAGCCTTTTCCCATTGCCCCACAGCCTGGGGGCTGACGCCAATGCGTGAAGCTAGTTCGCGCTGGGTCATGCCTGCGCCCTTTCGGGCTGCGTGGATATGCTTCCAAAGTTCTTCAAATCGTGTCGTCATAGGTGCCGGCTCTCTCTCTCTCTCTCTCTCTCTCTCTCTCTCTCTCTCTCTCATCACACGCTCGCTATCTAACCAACCCCATTATCAGATACTAGCAATCCTCCAATCAAGTGATTTTTCGTAAGCGTAGGCTTACACACTAATCACGCGTAGAGATACCTCAGAAAGTGAAAGTTCAATAAAATTAGGTTTTACTTGATTTATCAATTCAGACTGTCTAATCTAAGCCCATGACAAAACTAAAGATCCACTTCCCAACGCAACTCGCTTTAGCCAAAGCGCTTAATATATCGCCTGCTGCGGTGAACCAGTGGTTCATCGCCAAGCAGGTGCCTATCCGTCGTGCGGTGCAGATTAGTAAGATGACTGGATTGACGCTCAACGAGTTAAGACCTGACATATTTGATTAAAAGACCCCGCCTCGAAGACGCTGTTTTACACTCCAGTTTGCAGCGGGCGTGGGTCTTACTTTTAATGGCCACGCTGACCTCCGGCCCCAGTTATCTGGGGCTTTTTTTGCAAACTGGAGAGACTAAACTGGAGAAATAATGTACGCAGAATTTCATTACGACCTCGTGGCAATGGGCTATGACATCATCCCGGTCCATCGGGACGGTAAGGCACCGATCCCCTCAGACTGGTCTAACTATACAAAACGAAAGATGCTGAAGGCCGCCAAGCGGTGGCCCGACGAGTCGATTGGTCTGTTAACCAGTAAAAATCCGTGTATCGATGTGGACTGCCTCAACCCGGACCTCGCTGAACTGATGGTCCAGCATTTACGCCCTTTATTCCCTGAGTCACTCGAACGTGTAGGACGAGCGCCGAAGACACTTTTCATCTGCCGGACCGACACGCCGTTTTCAAAGATGGCGTCGAAGATCTACATCGACTCTGAGGGCCTCAAAAATCAAGTCGAGTTCCTGGGCAAAGGCCAGCAGGCTGTTATCTGGGGCAACCACGCCACCACTAAGCTCCCGTATACATATGTAGGGGATGAGATCCACGATGTGTGGCCGTCTGAGCTGGACGAACTGACACCGGAGATGGCTCAGGACATTATCGCGCAGTTCGAGCGCTTCGCTGAAGATTTAGGGATGACCGAGCAGGTGAAGGCGCTGAAAGTATCATCGGGCGACGATGTGTCAGAGGGCGAGAACTGGGGGCTGGGCTGTGCTAATGCGGAAGAGCAAGCCACTATCCTCGACGCCTTAGCTTCGCTGGATGCAGATATGCATAACGACGACTGGGTTCAGGTCGGGATGGCGATCCACAACGCCTACTCAGGCTCGGATGAAGGGTTCGCAGTGTGGGCCGACTGGTCAGACACCAGCGGTAACCCTGACCACCACGGCTGTGATTACGGCGTGCGTTGGCGCTCTTTTAAGGATGACGCAGGGCGCGGCAATGTGGGTTTCTTAACAATATTAAAGATGGCGCGATCTGGTGGCTGGACAGACCCAACAGGTGAGGTCTTTTATAGCGATACGAAGGACGCCATATCTGATATGGTGCTTGGCCATGCTGAGAAACTGACTAAAACTATTGACGCAGCTATTAATAAGGCGATCCACGATGGCAACGCCGATCAGCGCTATGTGGCGCCCGAGGTTGTGGCGACCATATTAGCGACAACATTCTGGAGTGGAATCAAAAACAGGGGGTTGATGCTCGATGTTCAGGGCGACAACATCGTCCAGTTCGCAGAGAAAGACATCCTGACACAGTGCCAGCTAATCCACGGTGGGCTTTACGACGCCGATGCATTGGCGTTACGGCTGGACGCGGCGCAGGCTGCGGATGAGGGGATGCGCATCAGCGACCGCAAGGCGATTGAGGGTCTACCCGCTTCGTTTCTATTGAACCACATAAAGCTCCGAAACCATCGGGATGCGATGACCGTGGCGACTGACACCTTTATAGAGGAATCGAAATTGAGCATCAAAACAGACGATGTCGCTGTTAAATTCAAACACATTCCCTTAGCCACACGGCTATCGGAGAGGGCTATTGATCCTGAGATCATTGCTGATTATAAGGACCACTTCACTCGGCTGGATGTATTCATCGATTTCGTCGTGCAGTCCCGGTTCGCCAGTGACAGAAAATACGCGTATCTGTGGATCAAAGCAGACTCGGACTGGGGCAAAGGGTTTTTAATGTCAGCGATTAGCTGCATGGATTACAACCCAGGCGTTATCACAGCACTCAGCGTGAAAGAGGTCGAGCGAATGTTTGAGGGTGGGCCTGTTGGCAAGTCTATTTCAGAGTTTAAGCGGTCGTTTATCCTGCACTTCGATGAGTTCAAATCCGTTAAGTCGGAGATGAAGCAGCTCGAGAACTGTATTCAGGTGAGTCCGAAAAACCAGCTTCAATTTACGGCCAAGGTGTTCGCCAAGATATTCACCAGTGCTGAGGGGGTGCCAAGTTTGATTGGCGATTCTGGTGTAGAAGATCAGTTCTGCAACCGCTTCTCACTGTTCGAGGAGTCCGGCATGTTATCGGACCGCCTTGTATTTAAATCGAAGGGCAAAGCGGCGTATATGGATAGCGTCCAGAGTTACATTTGCCACGGGTTGAACGCGCGGATCGAGAAGATGAAGGCGATGGGTGAGAAGGCCAGCGCCGATCATGGCGACCGATGGCTTGAGAAATTCATCGCGAATTACGGCATCGCGAATTACGCGGACCGACTGAGTGATACGCTGCCTGGCGTAGCTGAGGAGTTCTTAGACTGGATATACGCCAAATGCCCAGGGTCGTTTGACGATGTTCGCCCTAATCTATTAGAGAGTTCTGACGGGCTGCATCATTACCTGAAGTCGCCGAAGGCGACGTATGAGCAGTTTGTAGATCGACCAGGGGGTTTTAGTTACCACGAAAGAATCACAATGGGGAAGAAGTACGAGGCGATCTTTAAATTGATAGCGACTGATGGTGGTGGAAAACCCAAACCTGTCGCGATAAAAGGGTTACACGGTCGCAGCAGGGCGCTGAAATTACTACCCCCAAATACATGTGTGCGATGCAAAACTCACAATCATGGGCGGGCGGAACCCTGTTTGGAGGCGTTTTAGTTGGAAAAGTAACTTTGTAACATTTGGGTAACATGGGGTGATGTTACCAAGGATGCCACGGATGGCGCGGTGTAGAGGGTGTAGTAACATAATAACATCTCTTTCATACTTTATAGTAGAAGAATAATAATATAGATATATATATAGGGAGTAGGGCCAAAATGATGTTACAAAGTTACTGTGCGGCGTAGACCACGACAGCCGTGGGCTGTAGCGGTATCATTGGCAATGTTACTATTTCAAGGTTGGTGTTACAAAGTTACTTTATCTTTTTTGGTTATGTGGAGTATTTATGAATGTGGTTGTTTGGGTGATCGGGATGTTTCTGGCCCCGGTATTTATTGCGGTTGGTGTGGTGGCAGCGGTACTGCGATGGGTGATGGGCGATGAGTGATGATGATTTGGTTGAACATCCATCACATTACACCTCGTCGTCGATTGAGTGTGTTGATGCAATCGCAGCGTCGATGGGGGAGTCTCAGTTCACGGGCGGTTTTCTCCGGGGGCAGGTGCTGAAGTATTTATGGCGATTTGAGCTGAAGCAGAACCGGTTGCAGGATCTGGAGAAAGCCGCTTGGTATCTGAATAGAATGATTGCGCTTGAGGCGAAGGAAGTTGAAGGGGCACGTGAAGATGAGGGTATCTGCCATTGCGGTACGCCGATGATGCGTTTGTATTCGCTGCATCTTTACCGATGCCCGAGCTGTGCGAGAGAGTTTAATATAGCTGGTGGTGTTGAGATTCACCACCAACGATAGGGGAATGGATGAACGATTCGATACATGCGTTGGTGCGACACATCAGTGGCGCTAATCACCGATTCCATATGGCTGCAAGTGGGTCTGCTGATGAAGAGGTGATTCGACAACATGTCCGGGAGTGCATCGGATGCCTGGAGGACTTGATGGATGCCTTGGATGATGGACTAATGAAAGAGGAATGGGAGAGATAGTATGGCGGGGCAACCAATAGCGCGGAGGCGCAAAGCGTTAGAGGATGAGCGGATGGCAAAGCCATTCTTTTGGGAAGATATGTTTACGAGGGTAAGCCATGGGTTATCGCTTGTGGAGTACGCGAGGACGCGAGAGGTATCGTATAAGCGGATGATGGCACGCATCAAAGCTGATGGAGCGCTGGCTCAAAGGTTGGAAGAGGCGAAGCATGCAAGGGCTTGGGGTTATTTTGAGGACGTAGATAGACTGACTATGATGGTACAAGAGGGCAAGATCGAACCCAACGCCGGCAGGGTGGTGCTTCAAAGCCGCCAGTGGCAGGCGAAGATGATGGACCAGGGTGCCTTTGGTGACAAGCAGCAGGTAGAGATGAAGGTGCAGGACGTTACCCAAGCACACCTCGAGGCCGTGAGGCGTATGGCAGCACCGCAGGTATTGGAGGGTGAGATCGTCGAGGATAGTGACGACAAAGACAAGCGTTGACGCGCACCGCCAGGCGGTCACCGCCCGCGCGCGATTGTACCGCGATTAATTAAACACTGTTTAATTAAGGAAATCGTACAGATATTGTACGATTGCATGGGTATATGCTCCTTATATATGGCCTTGTCCGGGCACTGTACTGCTCGGACAGAGTAAGTGTATATAAATCAATGACTTAGGCCGATCAGGACTGGTGGGCTGAAAATCGCCCTGCTCCTGGTCCCGGCGACCCCCCCCGTCGCGCCGCAGCGCGGGGGTCGTGATAATTGTCACCCCCTGACGGACACCGCCCCCACATTCTCAATTTTTAAAATTTAATTTAATTCTCCTCTTGTAATACTTAGATCTAAGGACTATACTGTAAGTGAGTCAATCGGAGAAGATCATGTACGAAAACGAAAAAGAATACTTAAGAGCAAAAGCAAAAGCCCGATCATTAGGGTTGGATGAGTTTGGTGAACCTGATTGCGATCAAATAGCGGAGGAAGCCATCGAAGCGCGTAACGACGAATGGGCTTCACACCAAACAGCAATCGACGAACAGTACGGTCAATAACCCAAAGGGGCCGCAAGGCCCCATCAACCGGAGTATATGTTATGAAACACTTATCGGATTACACCAACCAGAAACAGACTGAGCTGTTTAGCAAAACCGGCACTTTCTTTGCTTTTTCAAAGAAACAGTATGAAGAAGAAGCGGTTGACGGGGTGAAGTATGCCTCGCTCGGATCGGGATTTATCGTTCCAAAAGATAACATCGATGCCCTATTAACCGGCCTAGAGTCAATACACACTGACGGCATCGACCAGGACATTGCCGAGAATGGCATTAAGGAAATTATATGGAGAGAACTGGCTAATCATGAGGCCCAGATAACATGCAGCATAGACGACACGGTGGAGGCGTTGGGGGATTACCCAATTACCAGAGAGGATGTACAGGCCCAGTGGAAGGGCTACTGGAACAATTGTGTTGAACATAACTATTTTTAAGGAGAGACAACATGAAAAACCAACAAATCAACAGGATCGTGACGGACTTTATCGCCCAGCACAAGCCGTTCTACGCTGACAGCCTCCGCGACCAGTACCCCGCTGATGTGTGGAGCCGCCTTGAAGGTGGGTCATACGGCGAGGTCACGGTGGACGACGAGGGCTGGTCACAGATCGAGGTGCCGTCGCATTGCACTAATTCGGGCAACCCAATCATCTTTGAATACGAGGCGCCTACCGATGGCAGCTAATACCGCAGAAAACAACGCCCGCCACCAACGCGAGTTCGGTGAGCGGATGAAAGAGCAAGGACTGGTCAAGCGGTGCTTCTGGGTCAAGCAGGAGAAGCTGGAAGAGATCAGGGAATACATCAAGATC